ATATCGAAATATATAGACCATAAAATCAACTCTTCAAATGAAATACATTTGTTTAATTCAGACAGCGTATATCCTAATTCACGAGCCACACTCATATTAAGCATTAACCAGTCATCTTTTTTTAATGACTCTTTTATCCTTTTGGGTCGATAGGCTCCTTATCTTCTTCAATAACTGCAAGCATTAAAGCTTGTAAATCAGTATCTCTGACATCATGTTTTAATTCTGCAATTTGACCTGCTGAAAACAATCTTTGTCCATTTTCATCTTGAGCCTTTTGAACAAACAAACGCAAAGCAAAAGCATTTACATCATCTTTCGTTCCTTTTTGGGCTTGCTCTCTTTCAGCCATTGTTAAAGGCGTTGTCCAAAATTCAAAAACATCTCCATTTGAAAGCGTTACTTCTTTTTTTGATGGAGTTAAATTAGCTGCTTTTTTTAAACGATCTAATGGACTAAACGCCCTTGCCTTTGATGAAGCCATTTTAAATAAGTGGGGTTGTATATACAAATTTAGACAATAAAAAACCCTTGAGCAACATTAACCCAAGGGTATTAACCGATTATTAAGAAGTGGAACTTAAGTCAAAGGTTGGTGAACCTGTTGGCCTAAATGCTATTTCAACCATTTGAGCATCATCTGGGTTAATGTTCCAGCTTGCAGAAAGTAAAGCAGCATCCATTGAGATACTTCTACTTAATGCTTCGGTTGATTGCTTATCTGTGTAAAGCCTAAATGCAGCTCCAACTTGCTGACGTTGTAAAACATCTTCTACAAGTCTGTTAGATAAAGCAGCATCTTCGTCTGTAACATAAACACTTGCATTACCTGAACCATCAGCAAAGCCAGGAATATAAGCTTTGAATGGTGCTGTTTGTCCTACTGTTTGACCAATAGTAGTAACGTCAATTTCTGCTCTTGTTACTTCAAAAGACCAAGATTGAACTTGTCCAATGGCAGCGTAATCGTTGTAATAAACTTCAAATTCATTAGGAGCTGCTGCTGTCCCAACGTCAGTTAGGTTTACATCAGAACCACCATTTGTAGCAGAAACCTTTAAAGCTCCAGTACTTGCGGTGTAAGCACTAACGTAATAAGTAGTACCAGCAGTTAATCCAGCAGGTAAAGTTCCTGTTCCTGATCCTCCAGAAGAAGAATCAACAACTTGAAATTTAACGGGATCACCTACTTTTAAATTTAAGTAAGCTTGAACAACCATAGTTTCAGTGCCTATGGTGACATCAGAAGGGCTGAAGGTTCCTGTAGTACCAGCAGGTTTGTAGTACAAGGCTCCAGACGTACCTGATAAAACAGTAACAGCCATTGGATTAGATCAATCTAAGTATGCGTCAAATGTAGCTGAGAATTGCGTTTGAAAGAACGCTTCTTGCTCTGCTGGTCTTATTGTAGCTAATCCAGCACAAGGTTCAAAAATAAGGCTACTAAACTTTGCTCTGTCAAACTTATCTTTTACTCTTTCTCCTATGGTGTAATTTGCTCCAGCTCCTATTCCAACAGGTGTGAAAATATCAATAGTTAAAGTTCCTGTTTGTCTATTAAATGATTTGCCAGTAGCAGGTGCTTCTAAAGTTGCATAATTATTTTGACCAAACAAAAGATAAACAGCAATCCAAGGGGTATTGTTTGGCGGTGTAAATGGAGCGTTTTGGTAGCTAACAGGATAAGCAGGACTCAGTGCCATCTCTGTTGCAATGCGGCCTTCTATGGCTGCTCTGACATCGTTGAAAGTGCTGCTCATTTAACCTCTAAATTTGAAAGACTTAGCAAAATCAGCAACTTCTTTTGCTGTTTGCTGAAACCAACCTTTTTGTACTTGGTTCCCTTTACTTCTAAATTGGCCGCCCCATGACTTTGGAAGATTTGTTCCTAAAACATTTGGTTCAGCATAAGGAAGATTGTTAAAAATTGAATAAGTATTACCCATTTTTTCTTTTGTATAATTCACTTTTTTAGGAAAAGTAATAGACGTTCCATAAGTTCCTTTTGGAAACTGTGGCCCACTGTCTGAATTTTCAGCAATCTGCCAATTCATTCTTAATCTTCCAGTATCAACAGGCGTTCCTTCTTTTAATTTCTTATCCGCAGTCAAAACAACAGCACGAAGCATTGCATCATAAGCTTCTTCTGCAAAGTCTCCTATCTGGTCAATGCGAATCTTTTTAGCCATTACGACCTCAAAATTAATTCATAACTAATAGCAGTATTACCTTGTTCTGTTGTCTCAATCCTAATAATTTGATGAACTGTAGAACTAATAACAACTCGATCAGCAACCGTTGGAGTGTAATCCAAATCAGATGCAGCAATTGTTAAACGCTTATCAGTTGCTTTTATTAATTCTCCTACTTCTTTTTTAGAAACACCTTCAACAAAACCTTTAACAGTTGTATCTGCGGTTGTCTCTCCCATCGCTCCCGTGGCGGTGTTATAAGCACTTCCTGTAACTTTACGAATCGTAACATTACCGCCTACAGCCTTAAGGACTTTGCTTGCTGCTTTTCTAAAGCCTTTAGGTTTTACTGGCATTAGATTCTATAAGCAATAACTGATCCTGCACTTGTTTGAGTAATGCTAGTAAAAACTCCTTCAATGTCTGTGCTTGCTTTTAGATCAATTCCAGAAACAGTTGAAGAACCATTCTTGGTGACATTTGGAGAAACCAAAGTAACAGTTGAATCTGTTAAACAAGTAATTTTCCCAAACCTCCCAGTATGGGCGTTTGTGTCTGTGATGATGATTGCAGCAGGATAAGAGATTCCCATTAGCTTCTTTTTACAGCGATGTTACCTGGTCCACTAATTCTAATGCCTGTGAAGTATCTTTCAAACATTGGTGGTACACGATCAGCACCAACAGCACCATAAGAATTAGGAGTTGCATCCAAAGATCCAACTTTTATGTTCTGATAATCCTCTAATCCACTAAGTCCAAGACCGTCTTTATTGTTATTCAAGTAAGCAGCCAAGACAGCCTGTGCTTTCTTTATTTGATCAGGTATTTCCGTATCAGTAAAATAATCTGTTGTTATGCGAAAAGGAAACCCAACAGAATAAGTATTGATATAAGTATCAGGCTTTCTTACTCCAGTACGAGGCCATTGCAACGCTTGAGTATCTGTTGCCCTAGCACCTAAAAATCTTTCACGGTCAATTCTCTGTGCTGCTGTATATAAAGCACGATTTCTGTAGTCGTCACTAGTTGAACCAGCTTCCCACGCAATTACATCATCATCAGCAACTAAACCTTCGATCAGTTCATTTGCTTCTGTAAGTGAGATGTAACTGTTTGCGTTAGCTGCTCCTGCTGTCGCTACTATCGTTATTGCCATTAGAAGAAACTTTAGGTTTACGCTTTTTTTTGGGCTTTGGCTTAACAGGAGTAGAGGCCACCTGTGCGGCAGCCTCCCTTTCCTTCGCTCGCCTAAATGCGAACATTCCCATTAGCTAGATGCACCCTTTAAGAGTACAAAGTTAATGACAATCGCTTGACTTAAAGAACCGCCAGAAACATTTCCAACAGTAACTTTAAAAGAACCAGCCGCTACAGCAGAAACATTAACTGTGTATGCACCAGCAGTTCCAGCAGACCCATGACAGGCATAAGGAACATCAGTTGCAGCTACACGGTCATTAGTAACTGTGAAAGTGGCTTCTGCTCCGTCACCAAGAGCAGCGTTGTTCATTGTGATCTGGCCTGACTCAGTATTGAGTGTGACTCCAGTTGTTTTGTTAGTCGCTTGAGTAACAGTTCCACCTGTGGTTGGGCCGATGCCCTTACCAGCAGTTACCTCAAATTGAGAAGTCATAATTTACCTCTAATCCTGAGCAGAAACATTGGTCGCTCTCACGATTCCAATATTCTTTGTTTCGTATACCTTCGACCAGTTGGCTACGGTTTCAAGCTGTGCTCTTGTTGGGTTGACAGTTGTTACTGCCCACTTAGTTCCAACAGGGTGATAGCAGTAATGAGCATCTAATGAAAGAGCATCACTCTTTGCAAGGATGTCTCTATCTGTCTCAGTAGTTAGACCCGCTTGCTCACCAGAAGCTACAGCTCCAGCAGTGAAGAAGTAAGTTGAATACTCAGTAGAAGCACCTGAACCTGTTGTTGCTACGTCATCAGAAACGATAACTCTTAAGCCGCAATAGGTAGGAACAGAACCATTACTACCGTAAGCAGCAACAATCGAACCACCAGAGGCAGTTGCACCAGCATTTGTGTCAGCAGCTACGACATAATCAACAAGCTTACGCTCAACTAAATCGTAGTAAACCTTTGAGTGCATACAAACAGCAGAAAGCTGATCACCTGCATCTCCAAGGATTGCCTTTGCCTTAGCAACGTGCTTTGGACTTAAACCTGTTGGAGTATCTCCACTTTCTGAATCAATACAGTTAGCAAATAAAGCAGAGTTGCTGTCATTTGCATTGATCGAACCAAAAACTCCAGACAGAGCAGAAAGTAAATCTTTCTGTCTTTGGTTTGCTATGTAAGCAGCTAACTTTGATCCGATAGCAGCCATTGGATCAGAACCAGCAGCTAAAGCAGCTAAGTCTCTTGATTCAAAAGCACGACCTCTGTGAAGAATCACGCCGATTTGCTTATCAGCCTGAATCTTTCCAGGTGTCAATGAACTGCTATCTGTTAGTACCTCAAAATCTCCAGAAAGGTTTGCTTTCCAGAAGGGTACGTTTACGAAATCACCACCTTCGGTTGCATTTAGCTCGGCCATTGGCTGAACCACACCGCTTGCCAAAAAGGCATCACGCTGAGTTGTCTGCTCAATAACGTACGGCGTAAAGACCTCAGGAATGATTACGTCCGACCTTACGGTGGCCATAAAAATTACCTAAAAAATTGGTTTTACGATGTGGGCATAACCCATTCGGCTCGGCATAACTCCGCCTTATCTAATTATATTAGCGTTTAACTTGATTTTTCAAACGATCATATAAATCTCGGTCTGTTCTATAAATCCTCATTTGCTCCGTAATGTTATAAGTATCTGCTGCAAATGGATTTTTAGTGCCAGCAGGAACCTCACTTCCGCTAGATCTTCCAGCAGGAGCACCGCCACCTTGAGGCTTTGGTTGCTTCAATATGTAATCAGGCAACTTCCCTTTTGCCCACTCACTGACAGGCGTTCTTTCGTATCCATCAACAACAACAGGTGTTCCATTATCAACTTCAATTTTGTCCTTTGGTAAGAAGTTATTTAATACCAAGCTAGGATCATGGACTACTTCCGCCAAGGCTTGTACGGCAGGGGAAACAAGTTCCAACTCTCGCAATTTTGTTTCAAGTTCTGTAATTTTTTTATCCTTTTCGGCTGATCGTTCCCTGAATTGATCTTCAAGCTTTGTTCTTGCTTCGGTGTACTTTCCTTGTTTCTCAAGTTCAGCTTGTTCAGCATTACGTTTAAATTCAACAAGTTCTTTGTAATCA